AGACATTATCACAGGAAGTTTATAGATAAAAACAGAATGTTTAGATCTAAGCCTGTACATGATTGGAGTTCACATGCTTGTGATGCTATGCGTTATCTTGCTGTTGGAATCCAAGAAATAAATACTAGACAATCTGCACCTCAAAGTGTAGCTGATAGTGATTACAAAATAATATGATCTTCTTGTTTGATTTATTAAACACTATTGAAATATTTGATAAATCAAATATAGCTGATAACGAATATAGGATTATTTAATATTATGGGATTTTTGTTTCCAGAAACGCCAGCGTTGCCACCAGTGCAACCTTTACCTGAACCGCCAAAAGCAGAATTGTCGGAAGCAGAAAAAGCAAAAATAAAAGCTGAGCAAGATGAAATTATTAGAAGAAGAAGAGGTAGAAAAAGTACAATACTAACATCTCCGCTTATTGAACAAGCAACAACAGAGAAAAAAACTTTATTAGGAATGTAATATGGGTGGAGTAATACAAAATCCTTTTAAACCTAAACCATCAGTTCCAATTTTAGCTCCAGCTCCAGTTGTACCTCCGCCACGGATATTACCTATAGATCCATCCCCAGCTGTACCTCCGCCACAGATGTTACCTATAATTAAAGCACCAACTACTCCAGAAGTATCTCAAGGAAGTGCAACAGATATGGATTATAGAGGAATTAAAAGAAGAAGGCGTGGTAGATCTCTAACAATATTAACTGGGTCTGCAGGCGTACAAGAAGGTGCAACTTTAGGCACACCAACTCTTCTAGGATAAATAATGGGTGAAACAGATTTAGTAAAAGATCTCTTAAAGAGATTTGGAAAACTAGTAACACAACGTCAAACTTGGGAATCGCATTGGCAAGAAGTTTCAGATTACATGATGCCAAGAAAAGCAGATGTTACTAAAAGAAGATCACAAGGCGACAAACGATCTGAATTAATATTTGATTCATCTCCATTACATGCTGTTGAATTATTATCAGCATCACTCCATGGTATGCTTACTAATCCTGCAACACCATGGTTCTCATTAAAATTTAAACAATCAGATTTGATAGATGAAGATACCGCAAACGAATGGCTGCAAGATGCAACAGATAAAATGTATGAAGCATTTAATAGATCAAATTTTCAACAAGAAATATTTGAACTGTATCACGACTTAATTACTTTTGGTACAGCAGCAATGTTTATTGAAGAAGATGAAGATGACATTGTTAGATTTTCAACAAGACATATTGGTGAAATTTATATTTCAGAAAACAATAAAGGAAAAGTAGATACAGTATATAGAAAATTTAAATTAACAGCACGAGCTTGTATTCAACAATTTGGAGAAAAAAGTGTTTCTAAAACAACAAGAGGTATTGCAATAAAAGATCCTTACGAAGAAATAACAATCCTACATGTTGTTTATCCAAGAGATAATTACGATCCTAGAAAAAAAGATAATAAAAATATGCCATTTGCTTCTTGTTATATTGAACCAAATAATAAACATGAAATATCACAATCAGGATTTAATGAGTTTCCTTATGTTGTGCCACGTTATTTAAAAGCATCTTTTGAAATCTATGGTCGTTCTCCTGCAATGACTGCTTTACCAGATGTTAAGATGTTAAATGAAATGTCTAAAACAACTATTAAAGCTGCACAGAAACAAGTAGATCCTCCATTATTAGTTCCTGATGATGGATTTATATTACCCGTTAGAACAATACCAGGTGGATTAAATTTTTATCGTGCTGGTACAAGAGATAGAATTGAACCATTAAATATTGGTGCAAATAATCCATTAGGTTTAAATATGGAAGAGCAAAGAAGAGCAGCTATTAGAGATGCTTTTTATGTTAATCAATTAATGATGCAATCTGGTCCACAAATGACTGCAACAGAAGTTGTGCAACGTAATGAAGAGAAAATGAGATTACTTGGTCCAGTTCTTGGAAGATTACAATCAGAATTACTTAGACCACTTATTGATAGAACATTTGCTATTCTACTTAGAAAAAAATTATTTAAACCAGCACCAGATTTCTTAGCTGGTCAAGACATACAAATTGAATATGTATCTCCACTTGCTAAAGCTCAAAGAGCTTCTGAGCTACAATCTATTATGAGAGCTATTGAAATATTTGGTTCACTTGCAAACATTGCTCCAGTATTTGATCATGTAAATATTGATAACCTTGTTAGACATTTAGCTGATATTGTTGGAGTTCCTGCTAAGGTATTAAATTCTAGAGCAGAAATAAATGCTATTAGACAACAGAAACAACAACAACAAGAGCAAGCAATGCAAATGCAACAAATACAACAAATTGCACAAGCTGGCGGATCTGTAGCACCTTTAGCAAAAGCATTACCTGATGAGGCTAAAGCACTTGTTGCACCACAAGAATAACAACTGAAAGGAAAATAAATGGAAGAACAAATAAATAAATTAAAAGAAGAATATAAAATAGTTTTCGGATCTGATCATGGCAAGATAGTCATGGAAGATTTAGAAAAGAGATGCCACTATAATGCTACCACTAATGTCAGAGGGGATAGCCATGAAAGTGCATATATGGAGGGACAACGCAGCGTTCTTCTATTTATTAAAAACATGCTGCTTAATGATAAACTAAAAGGAAAATAAAATGTCAGAAATACAGACAACTGAGGTAACTCAGCCTGTTGCAACTGATCAAACAACAACTGCAACAGCACAACAAATACTAAGTTCAACACAACAACCAACACAACCTGTATCTGGTAAGACTTGGAAAGAAGCTATTTCAGAAGAATACAGATCTAATCCAAATATAGAAAAGTTTACTGAAATTGATGCACTAGCTAAAAGCTATATCAATGCAGTATCTATGATCGGTGCAGATAAAATTTCATTACCAGGTAAATCTGCAACAGATGAACAATGGAATGAAGTATATAATAAATTAGGCAGACCAGAATCTGCTGACAAATATACTTTAGAATTTAAAACTGATGTTGCATCTATTGATGAAAATACCATAAAAGGTTTTGCACAAAATGCTTATAAATTAGGTTTAAATAATAAACAAGCTCAAGGCATATTAGAGTTTTATAAATCAAAACTAGAAAGCTCTGCAAAAGAAATGAATGTAAATATGGAATATGCTCAAGAACAAGCAGCTAATTCATTACGAGCAGAATGGGGTAAATCTTATGATGAAAACTTAAGAAAAGCATCTTCAATTGCTCAAACATATTTAGAACCAGAACTTCTAGATACTCAATTAAGAGATGGTAGTAGATTAGGAGATAATCCTAAAATCATAAAAGCATTTGCTAACATTGCTAATCTATTATCTGAAGATAAGATTATTGGAACAGAAGCTGATAATGTTCTTCAAGGTAGAGAAATTGAAAAAGAAATTGAAGAATTAACATCTGATAGACAAGGTGCTTATTGGAATAAAACTCACCCTAATCACAATAAAGTTGTAAATCAGGTGCTTGCATTAAGAGAAATGCTTACGCAATAAATTTATTGCAATTAAATAAAAAATACTATATTTAGATTTCTAGGGTAATTTTTAATTAAATTACCTTAGAAATTGTAAGACAATTCTATTAGAACCTTATTCATATTGGAACCTTACATGCCTGTTGGAAAGACAACCGACTAACAGTCGTAAAATGCAAGATAGCCTATCTATAAGGTGGACAACTTTCTGAAACTAAACTTAAACTAAACTTAACAAAAGGAAATGACAGTATGTCAAATCAAATAACAACTGCTTTTGTACAGCAGTATAGTTCAAACGTACAAATGCTGTCCCAACAAATGGGATCGTATTTAAGAGGAGCTGTGGATGTTGAGTCGGTAGTAGGAAAGAATGCTTTCTTTGATCAAGTTGGTAAAACAACTGCTCAATTGAGAACGTCTCGTCATGCTGACACTCCACAATTAGATACACCTCACTCTAGAAGAAGAGTATCTCTTGCAGATTATGAGTGGGCAGATCTAATAGACAATGCAGACAAAGTTAGATTATTAATTGATCCAACTTCTTCTTATGCAAAAGCTGCGGCTGCTGCTATGGGAAGAGCTATGGATGATATAATCATATCAGCTTTAGGTGGAACATCTTTTTCAGGTGAAACTGGATCTACTTCTGTATCGTTACCAGCGGCACAGAAACCATTTTCAAGTTCTCAAACTGATGGTCTAACTATACCTAAACTTTTGGAAGCAAAAAGACTATTAGATGCAGCAGATGTTGATCCATCTATACAAAGATATTTTGTGTGTGGACCAAAACAAATCTCTGATCTATTAGGAACAACTCAAGTAACTTCTAGTGATTTCAATACAGTTAAAGCATTAGCACAGGGTCAAGTAGATTCTTTCCTAGGCTTTAAATTTATTGTTAGCAATAGATTGTCATTTGATGCAACTAACACTGACGACAGACTAGCTTATGCATTTACACAAGACGCTATTAAATTAGCGATTGGTCAAGATGTTATAGCGAGAATTGATGAGAGAGCTGATAAGTCTTACAGCACTCAAGTTTATTATGCTATGAGCATTGGTGCAACTAGAATGGAAGAAGAAAAAGTTGTGCAAGTTGCTTGTGATGAATAATCTAACAATAGGAGAATAAAACATGGCAAACGTAAATACAGATCTAGTAACTAATTTTGTTGCTGTTCCTCAGGTATTAAATCCTGCTCAACAGTTACAAGGTGTAAAAAGAGTTGCTAGTGGAACAATAGCTTTAGCTGCTGGTGATTTAAGTGCTAACGATACAGTTATGTTAGCACCTATTCCTAGCAATGCTAGTATTATTTCAATCAAGTTATTTAATGATGACTTAGATTCAGGTAGTACAAATACTGCTGACGTTGGTTTATATAAACAGGATTTAACTGTTTTAGATGCTGACGCTTATGCCTCTGCGATTACAGATCTTAGAGGAGCTGTAAAAACAGGAACTGAAGTAGCATTTGAAGCTAGAGACATTAACAAAATGGGACAAAAAGTTTGGCAAGATGCTGGACTTTCTTCTGATCCTGCACTTACTTTCTTCGTAGGAATTAATTTTCCTGCGGCTGGTGATACTGCTGGTGATCTAAGTTTTGTTATTGAATACTCAGTAAATTAATATTAGTTATTAATTAATAGTGGGGATTAAAAATCCCCACTATAAGTTAATGAAAAAAACCAACGAAATAAAAACTATTTTACATTTACAAAATAAAGATTATATCTATCGCTATGTTTTAGTTGATAGATTTAAACATACATCAACTGCACATCATGGTTTTGATAAAGATCTAGAATTAACAGAAGAAGAAATATTTGCTTTGGTTAAACCTAGACAATTAAGACGCAAATATATTATAAAGAAAGAATAGTATGGCTTCAGTTGTTCAAATATGTAATGGTGCTTTAAATCAATTAGGTGCATCTACAATTTTAACACTTACAGAAGATTCCAAAAACGCTAGGCTTTGCAACGCTAGATATGAAAATATAAGAGATGCAGTATTTAGACATCATCCTTGGAATTGTTTACAAAAAAGATTGTCATTACCAGCCGATACAGAAACTCCAATTTGGGGTTTTACAAAACAATTTACGTTACCTGCAGATTGTTTAAGATTACTTAGAATATTAGATTACGATTCTGATTATGTAATAGAAGGTAGAAAAATATTATCTAATAGTTCTACAATGAAAATATTATATATTTCAAGAGTTACAGATCCTAATGAATACGATGAATTATTAAGAGAGGTTTTATCTGCTGCTTTAGCTGCTGATATTGCTTATGCAGTTACATCATCTAATCCTGTTGCAACACAAATGTATCAGCTTTACCAAGAAAAATTAAAAGATGCTAGATTTGTAGATTCAACTGAAGGATACAACACAGATCAAGAATTAGGATCATCATCTGTTATAGATACAAATACATTTATAAACTCTAGGTTTTAAAAACCATGGCTAGAGTTGCTGTACAATTAACAAACTTTACTGGTGGTGAATTATCGCCACGACTAGATGGTAGAAATGATTTAGCTAAATATTCATCTGGTTGCAAAACCTTACAGAACATGGTTGTATATCCTCATGGCTCTGCAGCTAGAAGACCAGGTACTACATTTGTAGCAGAAGTTCAAACATCATCAGCTAAAACAAGATTAATACCTTTTGAATTTTCAACAACACAAACTTACATTATAGAATTTGGTAATCAGTATATTCGTTTTTATAAAGATGATGGTGCAATATTAGAGTCAAATAAAACTATTACAGGTATTACTCAAGCAAACCCAGGTGTTGTTACATCAACAGCTCATGGTTATTCTAATGGAGATACTATTGTTATTTCTGGTGTTGTAGGAATGACACAAGTAAATGGCAAAAGATTTAAAGTAGCAAACGTTACAGCTAATACATTTCAATTACAAAATATAGATGGAAACAATGTTAATACATCTTCTCATACTGCTTATACTTCTGGTGGTATAGCAAACAGAGTTTATACAGTAGTTACAACTTATTTAACTGCAGATTTATTTCAAATTAAATATGCTCAATCAGCAGATGTTATGTATTTATGTCATCCTGAATATTCAGTTAAAAAATTATCAAGAACTGGTCATACCTCTTGGACACTTACAGAAGTAGATTTTGATGATGGACCATATTTAGATGATAATACAACAACTACAACTTTTTCTTTATCAGCACATACAGTTGGAGCTGGTAGAACTTTAACTGCATCTTCTATTACAGGAATTAATAATGATACAGGATTTCAAACTATAGATATTGGTAGATTATTAAGATTTAGAACTGGTTATGCAAAAATTACTGCAAGAACCAATACAACAGTTGTAACTATAGAAATTTTACAAGACATGAATTCTAGCTCACCATCCACTGATTGGGCATTAGGAGCTTTTTCAGAATATACAGGATACCCTTCTTGCGTATCTTTCTATGAACAAAGATTAGTGTTTGCAGGAACAGAAGCAGAACCACAAACATTATTTTTTTCTAAATCAGGTGATTATGAAAACATGGATGAGAATAGAGGTGGAACGATTACAGATGATGATGCAATTATTTATACCATTGCTTCTAACCAAGTTAATGCAATTCGTTTTTTATCTGCAACACGAACTCTAATTGTAGGAACAGTAGGTGGAGAATTTTCAGTATCAGGAGGCGGTACAGATGATCCTGTAACTCCAACAAACATATTAATTAAAAAACAATCTAACCATGGCTGTGCAAATACAGATGCTATTTCTGTAGGAAACGTAACTTTATTTTTACAACGTGCTAAAAGAAAAATTAGAGAATTAGCTTATAATTTTGACGTAGATGGTTATGTAGCACCTGACATGACAATTTTAGCAGAACATATTTCTGAAACTGGTTTTAATGAAATGTCATATCAACAAGAACCTAATCAAATCATTTGGGCTGTAAGACAAGATGGTCAATTAGCTGGTTTAACTTATCAAAGAGAACAACAAGTTGTTGCTTGGCATAGACATATATTTGGTGGTTCGTTTAGCACAGGTAGTGCTGTGTGTGAAAGCGTTGCAACTATTCCAACTAATGACAAAGAATATCAAACATGGGTTATTGTAAAACGTACTATTAATGGTGTTACAAGACGTTATGTTGAATATATTAATGATTTTGATTTTGATGAAGATGATAATACAGATTTTAATTTTTTAGATTCACAACTTTCTTATTCTGGTTCTGCAACGATTACGATTACTGGTTTAGATCATCTTGAGGGACAAACTGTATCTATTCTCGCAAATGGTTCAACTCATCCTAATAGAACAGTATCTTCTGGATCTATAACTTTAGCACGATCATCTACTAAAGTTAAAGTTGGTTTACCTTACACATCATTATTACAAACTATGAGAATAGATGCTGGATCTCAAAATGGTACATCACAAGCTAAAACTAAAAGAATTTATAACATTACAGTTAGACTTTTTGAATCTATTGGTGTAGAGGTTGGACCAAATTTATCTAATATGGAAGCTATTCCATTTAGATCTTCAGCAGCATTAATGGATACTGCTATTCCTGTATATACTGGTGATAAGGAAATAGAGTTTAGAGGAAATTATGAAACAGATGGACATATTTTTATTCGTCAAACTCAACCTTTACCTTTAACAGTTTTATCATTATATCCAGAATTAATTACAAATGATGGTTAATAAATTAATTATAATTCCTTATAAACAAAATCATGGAAAAATTATTATGCAATCACAAATGAATCATATCCTTATACAAAAAGATGCAAAATTTATTATTAACAATACTAATAAAGAATGTATGGATTTAGAACAAAAAAATATGGCGTTTACAGGTTTAATTAATGATGAAATAATTGCAGCATCTGGTATGAAAAGAATATGGGGTAATGTTGCTGAGGGTTGGTTTCTTGGCAAACAAGAAGTTTGGAATTATCCTATAACCATTGCAAAGGCTGTAAAGCAAAACATAGATTATATTGCAACATCTAATAATATTAAAAGATTACAAACAGCAGTTAGAGCTGACTTTGGAATTGGAATTAGATTTGCTAAGTGGTTAGGATTTACTAACGAAGGCTTAATGAAAAACTATGGTTTTGATGACACAGATCATTACCGATTTGCAAGGATTTACTAATGTCATTTGCAGCACCAGCAATACCATATATTGTTTTAGGAAGTAGTATTATACAAGCACAACAACAAAATGCTATTAGTAAATACAATCAAGCAATTCAAAATAGAAATGCACAAATAGCAGAACAAGAAGCTGGTGCAATAGATAAAAGAACAGAATTTCAACTTGGTCAATTTGATAAAGATTACCAAAGATTTGTTGGTAAAACAGAAGTATCAATTGCTAAAGCTGGAATTCAACAAGGATCAGGAACTGCATTAAGAATTGCAATGAAAAATGCTGAAGAAGCAGAAATACAAAAAAATGTAATTCAACATGAAGGTGATGTAGCGAAAGCAAGAAAATTTGAAGAATCAAACTTTTATAGAATACAAGGTGATATGGCTAGACAAACTGGAAGAATAGCAGCAATGGGAACTTTATTTAAAGGTGCAACATTTTTTGCACAATCAGGAGCTGGATCAAGTTTACTTGGTGGAGCAAAAACATTAGATGGTGCTAGTTCTTATACTCAATACTATTCTAATCCAACAGGATATTCAGGATCATTCTAATGCCAAAGATACCTATATTTACAGCTCAAGGAACACCAACCGCAGAATCTGCAAGTATTAAAACTTCTTTTCAAGTTCCTGTTTCTGGTGCTGGAAGCACAGTCGCAGCATTTGAACCTGTAATAAAATCATTAACTGATTATTATACAAAAGAACAGGCTGTAGTTGATAAAACTAAAGCATTAGAATTAGAAAATAGAGCATCTATTGAATTAGAAGAAACAAGATCAAGACTTTCTAAATCATCAGATCCAATAGGAAGTTCAAATTTATTTTTAGAATATTCAAAAATAATTAAAGAAAAATATGCAAACGAAGCACCAAGTTCATCTGTTAAAAATTTATTTCTTAATAATTATGCAACAGAAGAAAGAAAATATTTATCAACTATTGTTACCAAAAACAGAGAAAATTTAGTTCAAGATAGAATTAATCAAGATGAATTAAAAGAAAAGAGAATGATTACTAATGGATTATATTCTGATAATCAACTTCAAAAAGAAACTTTATATTCTGATCTTGGTGTTCTTTATGAATCACAAAAAAATGATTTAATTATTGATAATGATACTTATTTTAAAAAAGTAAGGAACATACCTAGCACAGTTCAAAAATTAGAATTTAAAAAAGATTTAAATCTTAATCCTGTTGAAACAGCACAAAGAATTAAAGATATAAATAATTATCCAAATATTATTGGTGAAGATAGATTGAGATTAGAAGCAGAAGCAATCTCTGATGCTAAACCAGTTATTAAAGATAATGTTACTAATTATTTAGCAACTCTTTCAACAGATAACCCAATACAAATTGATAAAAAAGCTGTTAAAGATATTATGGGTAATCAATATTATTCAGATTTTATTGAAAAAGAAACTGGTATTATAAGAACAAAAGATTTTCAAAAACAAATTTATAATTCTAAAATTGGTGATGAAACTAAAATTATTGAATCTTTTGAAATTAGACCAGAATCTGCTGCATTTGATTTAAAATTAAAACAAGATTTAGTTAATACTGCTAGTCAAAAAGCAAAATTAACTAAAGAAGATCCAGCTAGTTTAGTTATATTATACAATCCTGTTGTTAAAAATAATTTTAATGATTATCAACAAGAACAAGATCGAACAATTAAAGATAGAAAATTTAAAAAATATGTTGCTAGTGTTGTTGATGCACAAGAAAGCATTGGTATTTATTCAGATAATATAAAAGTTATTCCAAAAGCAAATGCTGTAGCAATAGTTCAAGATTATAATAGTAAAAAACCACAAGAAAAAATTGCTGATCTTCAATCTTTAGAAAATCAATATGGAGATAACTATGGAAGATTATTAATTCAGTTAAGTGAAAACGAATTACCAATTACTGCTAAACTTGTTTCTTATTTTAATGATCAAAACTTTGCAATTCAAGCAACAAGCATTGATAGTAAAGAAGAAAGAAAAAGATTAGATCAATTTCTAAAAGATAGTGATCAAATTAGTAAAGATGAATTAAGAAAAAATGTTGCTACAGAATTATCTAATTTTCAACAAGTTATAGTAAAATCAAATCCATTTAATACAGAAAAAGCATTAAAAGAAATATCTGATATACAAGAAGTTATTACTTATATTGCTGCTAATAAAATCTTTACAGGTAAAGATCCATCAAAAGCTGTTAAAGAAGCAACAGGATATATTAATGATAACTTTGATATAAAAGATACTTATTTCATTCCTAAAATTTATAACAATCAACGTCTTTCAGATTCACAAAGACAGCATATTGAAAGAAAAGCAAATATAATAAAAGAATTTTATATTGATAAATTAGATATTGCACCTTTTAAATCAGAAAATAAAAAAATTACTGATGATCAATTAAATAAAGCAATGAAAGTTCAAATACAAAAAAATGGTATGTGGGTAAATACAGCAGATGGAAATGGTATTGTGTTAGCTGTAACATTATCTGATGGATCTATTGGTTTAATTGAAAATAAAAAAGGGGAATTTATTAAAATGAATTTTGATGATTCTTCTTCTAAATTACCAACAACAAATGAAACTATTGATTTTAAAAAAATCACAGCAGATCAAAGAAAAAAAACATTAAAGAGTGAACCATTAATAACTTTATTTAGTAGATAATATGGCTAACATTAGCTTTGGTTTAGATGTTAATGAAAATGTCAAAACTAATGGATATGATTTATATAAATCAACATTAGGTGAAACACTAGGTGCAGTTGCAGAAGATGCTTGGAACTTTAATCCACTTCCATCTGCTATTCGTTTTTTTGAATTAGAAGCAAACAGAAATGAAGATACTAATGAACCATTAATATCAAAAGATGAATTAAATAAAAAATATTCAAATTTAGATTTATTTTTTGATCAAGACGAAAAACAATCTACAGTTGATATTTTAGTCAATAGAAAAACTTTAGAAAGAGAAAGACAAAGTATTATTGCTCGTGGTCCAGAAGGTTCTTTTAATCCTTTTAATTCTGGTTTTTATACTGGTGGTGCAAAACTTGGAACTTCATTAGTTGTTAGTCTTGCAGATCCTATTAATATAGCATCAGCATTTATACCTGTAGTTGGTGAAGCTAGATTTGCATCTTTAGTTGCACGACAAGGATTAACAAAAGCAAGAGGTATTAGAGGTGTTGTTGAAGGAGCAGTCGGTGCTGCAGCAGTTGAACCAATAGTATTAACAGCAGCAACAGCAGAACAGGCTGATTATGGTTTAATGGATAGTTTTTTAAACATTACTTTTGGTTCTATTATTGGTGGTGGACTTCATGTAGGAGCAGGTGCATTAAAAGATTTTAGAACTCGTAGAGCATTTGAAGATAGAATTGAAGAAGCTAGAAAAGCAGCAGGAATTACAGATGGCGAAGATCCTGCGGTAAATTTGTATAAAGAATACTATCCTGAAACATCAAGAGTTATGAAAGAACTTGCTGAAACAGATCCAGAAACTAGAAGATTATTATTAGTTAGAGCTTTGACAGATTTAATAGAAGATAATCCTGTTAATGTTAAACCCATTGCAGATCTTGATCCTAAACTTAGAGAAGCTCAAATTAATGATGCTGTACCAGTTAATGAAAGAGTTAATACTACAAGAATTGTAGATGAAAATATTGGCACAACAGAAAGAATTGTTACTGAAGATAATAAAGGAACAAGAGTTTTTAAAAAAGAAGATGAATTAGATATAATTAAAGTAGAAGATGTATTAAGACAAAAAGATATTGATCAAAGAAATTTAGATTTAGAAAATAGATCAATAGAAGATGAATTGAATATTATAAAAAATAGACAAAAAGATTTAGAAATTGAAGAAAGTGCAGAATTAAAACAAGCAAGAGTTGAAAATCAAGAAGTTGTTGCTAAAGAAAAAGAATTAAAAGATGCAATTAAAGATAGTATTAATTGCGTTAACGGAAGGTAGTTATGGCAAAAGATAGATGTATAGATAGACTTGAGAAAACATTAAAACAATCATCAATTTCATCTACAAAAGCAGAAGATATTATTCAAAGTATTAAAGATGCTCAAAAAGAAGTTAGATTAGATAATTTAGATAATGAATTATCAGAACAAGTTGCTAATAAAATTTTAAAAGAACAACAAATAGCAAAAAAAATAAAACAAAGAAATGCTTTAGAAGATGAGATTAGAATTAGAAATACAGTTGAATATGTTCTTAGAGAGTTTCCAAACAATCCTGCTGAAGGATTAACAGCTATATTAGTTGGTAGTAATTTACAAAGAGTAGGTTCTCGTGCTTCTGTTGCTCTTGCTCAGCTTTCTGAATATAGAATGTTAGTTAGTGCTTTTCAAGAAAAATTAAGACAAAATAATTTAATTGAATTATTTGCTAATGCAAATGAAGATATAGATAGAAGAACAGCAAGAACGATATGGGAAATAGGATCTGACAAACCTATTACAGAAAAAAACCAAGACATTGTTAATATGGCTAGAATTATGTCTGATTTTTCTGAATCTATTAGAAAAAAATTAAATAATCTTGGTGCTAATATAGATAAATTACCTGGTTGGATTGTAAGACAAACACATGATCCAATGCAAATAAGAAATGCCGCAGATGTTTTAAAATTAAAAGATAATAAGAATGTTGCAGAATATACTGGTGGAGTTGATAGAAATTTTAATGCTTGGAAAGAATATATAAAACCAAAATTAGCAGAAAGAACATTTGATGGAGTTGATAATAAAGATGAATTTTTAGCTTTTGTATGGAATTCGTTAGTAAAAAATAATCATGTTCTTACAGAAGGATCATCTGGAGTTTTTGGATCTAG